GTCAGTGACAACGGCGAGTTCGAAGGCTATGGCTCCGTGTTTGGCGTCGAGGACAGTTACGGCGACGTCGTGATTCGGGGGGCATTCTCGGCCAGCCTGGCCAAGTGGAAAGAGAAGGGCCGACTGCCAGCGATGCTCTGGCAGCACCAGATGAGTGAGCCGATCGGCATCTACACCGAGATGCGCGAAGACGACACTGGACTGCTTGTAAAAGGGCGCCTGCTGATTGATGACGATCCGCTGGCCAAACGTGCCCACGGGCACATGAAGGCAGGAAGCCTGACCGGCTTGTCCATCGGCTACATGCTCGACGATTACGAATACGACAAGGAAAAGGGCGTCTGGGTACTGAAGGCAATCGACCTGTGGGAAGTTTCCCCAGTCACCTTCCCAGCCAATGACGAAGCCCGGATCACTGACGTGAAATCTTTGCTGGCCCGCGGCGAAACACCGCCGCCCAGCAAAGTGGAGCGAGCCCTTCGAGAGGTTGGGTTTTCTGGCTCCCAGGCCAAGGCCTTTATGGCCAAGGGCTACGGCGCAGTTTCACCGCGAGAGGCGGATGCCGACGAAGCAATGCAATCACTCAAATCACTGTTGACCCGCATTTAAGGAGCCTCTCATGGCTGTTGAAAAGAAAGATATCGAAGACGTCGCTGAAGCCCTGGGCAAGAAGTTCGACGAGTTCAAGAAGACCAACGACAAGCGCATTGATGGCCTTGAAGAAGAAAAAGGCAAATTGTCCGGTCAGGTCGATACGCTCAACGAAAAGCTGAGCGAACTGGACGAGCTGAAGAGCAACCTGGAAAAGGAACTGCTGTCCCTCAAACGCCCTGACGGTAGCGGCACCAAGGCTGCCAGCGAGCACAAGACCGCGTTCATGCAATTCGTGCGCAAAGGCATCGAAACCGGCCTGGGCGAGCTGCAGGCCAAAGCCTTGCAGGTAGGCGTTGATGCCGATGGCGGTTTTGCGGTTCCTGAAGAGCTGGATCGCAGCATCATCGAGCTGCTGCGCGATACCTCGCCAATGCGCCAGGTATGCAACCAAATCACTGTCGGCAGCCCGGACTACAAGCGCTTGGTGAACCTCGGCGGTAACGGTGCTGGCTGGGTTGGCGAAACCGACGCGCGCCCGGCAACCAATACTCCGAAGCTGGGTAACATCTCTGCCTTTATGGGTGAGTTGTACGCCAATCCACAAGCCACTCAGACCAGCCTTGATGACATCTTCTTTGATGCTGAGGGCTGGTTGAATGGTGAGGTTGCCCGCGACTTCGCCGAGAAGGAAGGCAACGCTTTCCTGAAAGGCGATGGCGTCAACAAGCCTAAAGGTCTGCTGGCCTACGGCCTCGACCTGAAGACCGACGACGACCGAGCGTTCGGCGTTCTGCAGAAACTCGTATCTGGTGCAGCCGGGGCGATCACTGGCGACAGCCTGATCAACCTGATTCACGCCCTCAAGGCAGGCTACCGCGCCAATGGCACCTGGATGATGGGCAACCTGACCGTTGCTTATGTCCGCAAGCTGAAGGACAGCGAAGGTAACTACCTGTGGCGCCCAGGCCTGGAAGCGGGCGCTCCTTCGGTCCTTCTGGGCTACGGCATCACCGAAAACGAAGACATGCCGGATGTCGCCGCCGATGCCAATGCCATTGCATTTGGCGACTTCAAGCGTGCTTACACCGTTGTCGATCGTATCGGCACCCGCGTGCTGCGCGACCCCTACACCAACAAGCCATTCGTTGGCTTCTACACCACCAAGCGCGTCGGCGGCATGCTGGTCGACTCCCAGGCCGTGAAGATTCTTACCCTGAGCGCCGCTGCCTAAATGGGCGGGCGCCTACGGGCGCCCAGCCTGCCGGAGGATTTATGCCGATCATTAATGTGAAAAAGCCGTTTCCATTCTCTGCTGACGGGAACCATGTAGTTGAGGTTTCTGCCGGCGAGCAGGAGGTCTCGGAGCGCTGCGCTCTGGTGGCGGTCGAGCACTTGGGCGTGGCGTCCTACCTCAACCAACTGGACGCCAATGGTTTGAAACTGGATGGTCCGACCATTGCCGAGTTTGTCGACGCTGGCTACCAGGCTGTCAACTATCCGCCCGAAGGATACGCGGCGCGCAGTTCTCAGGAAGAAATCGACGCGGCTATCGAAGCTCAGAAAATCGCGGATACCGAGACTGATCCGCTCAAGATGACCGTGCCAAAGCTGAAGGATTGGCTCACCGCCAAAGGCATCGCTTTCGAGCCTGGCGCAAACAAGCCGGCGCTTCAGGCGCTGGTACCAAAGGGTGATTGATCTCCCCATCGTCAAGGCTCACTTACGGGTCGACCATGACGACGAGGATGCGCTGATTGAGGGCTACAGGGATGCAGCCCTCAGCGCGTTTGAGACCTGGACCAATCGCACGCTAGTCGATCCTGAGACAGTTTTGCCTGATCCAGTGGGCAATGCGCTGTTGATGACCAAGGCGATTAAGCAAGGAGCGCTGTTGCTGATCGGGCACTGGTATAGCAGCCGCGAGGCGGTGGTGATCGGAACGATCACTGCGGAACTGCCAATGGCAACCAATGCCCTGTGGAAGCCTCATCGCTGGGTGAATTTGTGAGGGCCGGCCCAATGCGTCACCGGTGCACGATGTTCAAGCCGGTGCTGACCAAGAACAAATCAGGCGGACAGGATGTCACCTGGTCTGAAGTCGGCAAGCTGTGGTCTGAGATCACCCTGCCGACGGGGCGGGTCTCGCCGGTTGCCGAGCAACTGAAGGTCGTGGTCACCGCCGAGATCCGCATCCGACCCCGGGCCGACGCTGTCGCCGGCAACCGCCTGGTGCATACGGCAAAAGGAATCACCACCACCTACCTGATCGGCGCTGCGCTGATCGACAACGAGAACACCATGCTTCGGCTGCTGTGTTCGAACGTGTCCAACCCATAGAGGTGAATCATGAAAGTTATTGCCCTGGGAACCCTTTCCGGCGCTACTGGCGACCGGGAGAAGGGTGAAGATTTTGTGGTCGACGCCAAGCTTGGCGCTGATCTGGTGGCCCGTGGCCTGGTTGAGCTGGCGCCCGAAACAGCGCCGGCCACTGAGAAGCCGGCCAAGGCCAAGGAGTAGGCCATGGCTGTCCGCCGATCGAGGATGTCCGGCGACTTCAAGCTGCGCCGCACCCTGCGCAACATCCACAAGACCATGGATAACGAGCTGGTCGGGGTAATGCAGGAGAGCGCTGACAAGATCCTGGCCACGATGCGGCAACTTATCCCAAAGGACACTGGCGCTGCATCGGCTGCACTGAGGGTGTTTGTGTCGAAGAGCGGCCTCAATGCCGAGATCGGCATCCGGGGCAAGCGCGACACGCAGCGCTTCTTCTACCTCCGTTTCCTCGAGTACGGCACCAAGGGTTACAGCGGCACCCTTTACCGCCGGGCAGACAGTAATGCGGTGGGCGGCCAGCACACCAACAACCGGGACAAGTCTAAGTTGTCAGGGCGGCGCAATGCGTTGCGGGCCCGGGACACGAAGAACAAGTCCGATGGGTCGACCTTTTACGGCAAGTACCCGGATATCCCGGCCCGGCCGGCTCACCCCTGGTTGCGTCCAGCGAAGGACGTGAACCGTGAGTTTGTCTTGGCCAACATCCGCGCCGCGATTGACAGGGCGCTAAGCAGGGCCAGCATGGGAGCAAGTGATGCCTGATCCGTCCGTAGCATTGCAGGAGGCACTTTTTGCCAGGATGGAGGCCGAGGTTTCGTGCCCGGTCTATGACGGTGCGCCGATGGATTCGGATATGCCGTATGTCTCGTTTGATCGGGAGATATCTACCAACATCTCGCCCATTGCCGGCAGGAAGCGTCAGCAGCGCCTGATCTACCTGTCGGTTTGGTCGGATGCTCATGGCCAGGCCGAGGTGAAACGAATCCTCGGTGAGGTTGTGGCGGCCCTGGACGAGCGCCACTTGCCGTTGACGGTCGGCCGGGCTGTCTCGGTTCGAGTCGAGCAAGCCGACGCCCAGCGCGATGCTGACGGAGTTACGTACCAGGGATCGATCACGGTCCGCGTCATTACCACCCACTAAACCCAACACCCGGCCGCACCGCGGCTTTATCCAATGTGCCCTTGGAGGAACCCCCATGGCCGAAGACAACCTCAACACAGCTGCCGGCTGCCGGATCGGTATCGGTAGCAAGAACGGCGCGGACACTGAAGCGCTCTATAAGGCAGACACCTACGTCGATATCGGCGAGGTGGAAGATCTGGGCGAGTTCGGTGACACGTTCAGCTCCGTGACCTTCACCTCGCTGCGCGATGGCCGGGTGCGCAAGTACAAGGGCACCGCCGATGCCGGTGACCTGACCCTGGCCGTCGGCCTGGACAACGGCGACCTGGGCCAGGCCAAGCTGAAGATCGCTCACAAGGATCGCAGCAAGGGCGACTACAACATCAAGATCACGCTGAACGATGGCGATCCTGATGCCACGCCAGCGCTGCTGCCGACCACCTTCTACTTGCGCGGCAAGGTGATGAACAACACCGTCGCCGCCGGCGCCGCTGACAACGTGGTTCGCCGCAATGTCACGATCGGTATCAACTCCGACATCCTGGAAATTCTCCCGGCCGCCGCGGCTTAACCCGAGGGGCTTCGGCCCCTAAACCCAAGGATTCGACACATGAGCAAGACCCTTTACGGTACCGTCGAGATCGAGCTTGGCGACGAGACTTATACCCTTACCCCGACCCTCGGCGCCGTGCGCGCCATTGAAGCCCACTTCGGCGGCTTGCGCGGTGCGTCCCAGGCGATCAACGCCCTGAGTATCGACGGTTGCGCTGTGATCATCGCCGGGGGCGCTGGTTTGAAAGGCAAGGCCACCGAGACTGTGGCCGAACAGGTTTGGCAAGCCGGCGTGCTTGACGTCTCCGTGCAGCTCAATGCCTACCTGGTCGCGCTGTACAACCCGAAGGGGCCTGATGCGGGAAAGGAAAAGCCGGCGGCGGCGTAAGTGCTGTCGAGGATGGCAGCTACGTCGACCGGCTCTATGCGGTGGCCACGGGGTGGTTGGGTTGGTCGCCAGACTTGGCCTGGTCAATTCCGATGCCCGAACTGTTCCTGGCCATGGACGCCAAAATCGAGTGGGCGCAGATGACCAACCCATTTGGCACCGGTAAGGCAAAGACCAAGACCGACAAGCCTTCACCGTCGACCGTGGCGGATAAGCTGCGGCAGGCGCTCACGCGCAGGCAGGCGGCATGATTGGGAAGAAACCACTTATTTGGTACGCTGCTGGTTTGAATGGAGGCAAAGCCTATGCAAATCCTAATAGTGGTCCTGCTTCTGGTAATAGCCGCAACACTAGCCCCTGGGCTTTTCTTGGGGTTCGCTGCCTTAGCGCTTTCTGCAGGAGGCATCATTGGGATCTCGCTGGGTGCGGTTGTAGTGATCCTATTGGCTGTGTATGCGTGGCAAAGAATATCGTCGAACCCTGCCAGGCAGGCGGCTAGGGAAGAGCGCCGAATCCGTAAAATTACTGATGCGGCCAACAGGAGGAACTCCTCCGATTAAAAAATAACTCAACTCTCAACCGAAGCCCGCTTGTGCGGGTTTTTTATTGTCTGGAGAAAACCATGGCTGATACCGACATACAAGGGATGCTCGTCCGCATTGAGGCCACTACGGCGCAGCTGCGTCAGGAGATGGCGCGGGCAGACTCCACCGTCGGTCAGTCGGCAGGCAAGATCGACAAGAGTTTGGGCCGTATCGATAATGCATTTGATCGTGCGGGAGAGAGCGCCCAAAGCGTTGCAGGACTGATCAAGAGCGCCCTGGCAGTGGCGGTTGGGGCTGCCTCCGTCGGCAAAATCATTGAGACGGCAGATTCATTCAGCCAGATGTCTGATCGCATTGGCCAGGCCACTAGCAGCGTAAACGAATACAACCTAGTGCAGGATCGCTTGCTCGCCACGGCCAAGCGCACATACCGGCCGCTCGCCGAGGCTCAAGAGTTGTACATCCGTACCTCGGGCAGCCTGAAGTCGATGGGCTACAACACCAGCCAGGCGCTGGACGTTATGGATAGCTTCAGCTATCTGCTGGTGACGAACTCTGCTTCCGCTGATAAGGCTAGCTCTGCCATCGACGCATACTCGAAGGCGCTTCAAACCGGCAAGGTAGAAGCGGACGGTTGGCAATCGATCCTCGCCGCCATGCCCACGGTTGTGGACACTATCGCCAAATCCACAGGGAAGACCGCGGAAGCAATTCGAAGTCTCGGTGCTCAGGGTAAGCTGGGTCTGGACATCCTTACCAAGGGGCTGCAGAAGTCCGCTGAGGCCAACGGCCTACTAGCTGATAGCATGGGTGTTGCGGTACGTGATGCGATGCAAAACCTCAACAACGCGTTCTCGGTATACGTTGGTAGGCTTAACGAAACTACTGACGGTACCGGGGTTCTAGCCAAAGGCATAGGCGCACTCGGGGACAACTTTGCAACTCTTGCGGACATCGCAGGCGTGGTCGCGATCGGTGCACTGGCAGGTTATGGCCGCCAGCTTGCCGGATCTGCCGCCGCCTCAGTTTCCGCAACCAGGGCTGCGGTTGCTGATGCGATAGCTCGGAAGGCCCAGGCCACCGCCGTTCTGCTTGCCGCTCAGGCCGAGCAGCAAAAAGCCCAAACTTCCGTTTTTCTTGCGCAGAAAGAGGCAATTGCTGCGCGTGGCACCGCGGTGCAAACGCAGATGTCTCTGCAGCTCGCCGAAGCCAGGATGGTAGAGACCCGCGCTACCAACGCGGTGGCAGCAGCTCAGGCGGCCGCAAGTCGGGCATCGCTTGGGGTTATGGGGGTTCTTGGTGGACCGGCGGGTATTGCTGTTCTGGCTATTGGTGCCGCCACTGCCTTTCTCACGCTGCGCGACAACACCAGCGTGCTTGAGAAGAAACTGGGTGATCTCGGCGACCCCATCGATAAGTTGGTGGAGCGATTCAACAAGCTCAACCGGGCAACGCAGTCAGTCACCCTTCGGGAGCTTAAGGCTTCCATTGAAGACGCTGAGAGCGATCTAACTACCGCTGCGGGCTCAATCGCCTTTGAGTTTCAGAGTAGCTTGACGAACGCCGGACTTGCGGGCGCGTCTGGTTTTATGAGTGGTATTGCACCACTACCAGCCGAATTCCAGTCGGCAATGGACATCATCAAAAAGGCGTCAGCGGATCAATCGACCGGAATGGTCGTTGACTGGAAGGCTGTCGCTGATCAAGTGCGCGAAGTGCCAGGCGTGACTGCCGAAATGGCAGATGCTTTAGAAAAAAGCGGCGGCGCAGTAGCGGAGAAAGCAGAGCTCACGGCGCAGCTCAAAACAGCGCTGGCTGAGCTGACCGGGGAAACAGATGCAAACACCCGGGCAGAACGGGAAAACGCCGCGGCTCGAGCGAGCGCTAACGACGCAGGGCAAAAGTACCTCGACCAACTTCTCAAACAATTGGCTTCGGCCCAGGACAAGACCAACCTAGAAGCGGCAAATAGGTACATCGCCGAGAACGCCCTCCTAACTAAGGAAATGGTTGTTGCGATCCGCTCCGCCGCCGCAGCAAAAGACGCTCAGAAAGCATCTGACGACGCCGCTACCAAGGCCGCCCGCAAGAACACCACCGAAGGGCAGTCAGCCGCTAAGCAACAGCTCAAGTCGTTTGACACGGCAGAGGAAGGCTACAAGCGGCAGATCGAACTGATCAACACCACCGGCAACAAGCAGAACGAAGCAACGGAGGTGATGAAGCTTTCCTTCGAACTCCAGGAAGGCAAGCTTGGCAAGCTGAGCGAGGCCCAAAAGAAAAAACTCCAGGGCATGGCCGCCGAACTGGATGCGCTGAACAAGCTGAAGAAGGCCAACGAGGACGACCTAAAGCTGACGGCGTTCAAGAATGCCCAGGCGCTTACCACCCAAACCACGAAGGACGGGTTTGAGCAGGAACTGGCAGGCGTGGGGATGGGCGACAAGGCGCGCGACCGGATGCGGGCTGACCTAGCGATGCGGCAGAAGTACGCCGCCGACGTCAACGAGCTGGTTAAGCAGCGCAACAGCGGCGAGATCACGCCGGAGCTTTACCAGAACGAAACTGCGGTCTTGCAGGCTGAGCTCGACAAGCGCCTACAGGCTCAGCAGGATTTCTACGACGCCACGGATGAGCAGCAAACCAACTGGATGAATGGCGTCAACGAGGCATGGGCCAACTATGCCGATGCGGCGCGGGACTATTCGGCCCAGGCGGCAGACCTCACCAACACAGCGCTGCAAGAAGGCACCAGCGGTCTTGGTACTTTCTTCTCGGATGTTGCCAGCGGCGCCGAAGATGCCGATGACGCCCTGGGTGACATGATTGGCAACTTCGCCAAGTCGATGCTCAAGGCGCTGGGTGACATGGCTGCTCAGTGGCTGATTTACCAGGGCGTGCAGATGCTAGTGGGTAAAACTACCCAGGCGAGTGCCGCCGGTGCACTGGGCGCGAACGCTTCAGCTATGTCTCTGACCGCTGGGCTCAATGCTTACGCATCCACGGCAGCGATCCCAATCATAGGTCCAGCAGCGGCGCCTGCTGCGATGGCTACGGCCATGGCTGTTACAGGGCCGCTGGCTTCGGCCGTCGGTATGACCGCGCTGGCGGGTATGGCGCATGACGGTATCGACTCGGTGCCCGAGGATGGCAGTTGGTTCCTGCAAAAGGGCGAGCGAGTTACCACTGCTCAAACGAGCGCGAAGTTGGATGCAATGCTATCTAGGATCGACAACAGCCTGAGCGGCGCCCAGCCACAGGCGCAGATCGGGGTAGGTAGCCTGGAGTCTGCTGGCGACGGGCGGGCTGCGATGGTCGGCGCCGGTGCCAATTCGGCATCAAGCGGCCCCACACAGATTGTCTATAGCCCCCAGGTAACAATTCAGGCTCAGCCAGGCATGAGCGACCAAGATGCTCGACGCCAAGGCGAGATGATGGAGGCGGGCCAGGAGGCCCAGTTCAGGAGATTCCTTCAGCGTGAAATGGGGCAGAACGGCCTGCTGTGGAGGCGATGATGGCTGAGATATTTACATTTGATGTCGAGGTAGGCACCGACGGCGATATCAGCCAGCGCACATGGGAGAACGAGTTTGGTGACGGGATGGTCCAGGCCGGCGGAGTTGGCATAAACACCAAGAGTCAGGTATGGAACCTGGTGCACACCGGCGAGAACCGACCAGGTGAGGAGTTGCCCGAACTTCTCGCATTCCTGGATCGGCACGAAGGTTACAAAGCCTTCCGATACGCGCCGCCAGGCGAGACTGAAGGGTGGTATCGCGCCAACGGTTACAAGAAAAAAGCCCTCGGCGAGGAGATATACACCGTCACGTTCACCGTGAAACAAGTGTTCAACCCTCGAACCTAACCCTTATCAGACCCCGCCAAGTGCGGGGTTTCTTTTTTGCAGTACCGACAACCGCGGCTGCGCCGCAGGAGATAGAAATGGAAAAGGTAGTATTCAGTGACGCGAAGGATGCGAACGGTAAGCCGATGTGGGTCCTGATGTCGGATGGCAGATTGATCATCAGCCAGAAGGCTGTTGATCAAGCCAGCATCCGGCATATGAAGCTTAGCGCTTAGTTTCGGCCAGCTTCGCCGCATACTCTTCATCGGTTAGAACGACGGGCAGATTTTTGCCGGGGAAGACCGTATTGAAAACCTGAAGGGGGTAGTAGTCACCAACCCCTTGGTTCCGGCAGGCGTAAACGGCTGCGCCAATGCGAGCGAGGGTGTGCTCCGGGTTAGATGCGGCCTGGGTATGCGCGAGCGCCAAAACCAGGCTGGTGAGTTGAGCAATTGCGTGCTCGGCGCTTATTTGTTGCTGTGACATTTTGACCTCCAGGTCATAAGTGCGCCGAAAGTGGCGCAACCCCCAGTCCTTGGGCTTGCAGGCGAAGGACTGAGTGAATCCATTGCATGAAGGCGAGAGGCTACTACGCCCCGTCGACTCGTCGTTACTGTCCTTTTGTCCAGCACCCCAGAGCCCCGCCTACGCGGGGCTCTGCGTTTGTGGGGGTTTATGAATTACAACACCGACATTCAAAAGCTTGAACCTGGCAACCAGATCAGGCTTTACGAACTGGACGCTACGCGCCTGGGCGGTTTGCTCTGGCGCTTCCACGGTCACGCACAGGAAGGCGACATCATCTGGCAGGGTCAGCTGTACTCGCCGCTCCAGATCGAGGCCAAGGGCTTCGACATTCGTGGGGATGGGCGCCCGGCTTCGCCGACCCTGCAGGTGGACGATGAGTTGGGCGGTGTGCGCGGTGCGATCACTGCTCTGTGCTTCCAGTTTCGCGACCTGGCTGGAGCGCGGGTCAAGGTTATCGAAACGTTTCGCCACTTCCTGGACGCCGCCAACTTCCCTGACGGCAACCCGGAAGCCAGCGACCAATCGAAAACGAACCTCTGGTTTATCGAGCAGAAGACCGAGGCGCTACCCAGCATCTCGGTCACGTTCTCACTGTCGAGCCCTACGGACATGGAAGGCCAGATGCTGCCGGCGCAGCAGATCACCAAGCTTTGCCGGTGGGCATGCCGTGGCGGGTACCGCCAGGAAGCCTGCGCCTACACCGGCTCGGCGATGTTCGACAAAAAGAATCAGCCCACCGACAACCCTGCGCTGGACCGCTGCGGCGGCTGGTGGAGCAGTTGCAAGCTTCGGGGAAACACCCGCCGGTTCGGTGGATCCATGGGCGCGAGCCTGATAGCAAGTTCGAGGTAACGATGCGCATCAATCAAAAACTGCAGGACGAGATCCGCGCTCACGCCGAACGTGCCTATCCGGCAGAGGCCTGCGGGGTGGTGATCAAATCCGCCTCCGGCCGTGAGTACGTGCCCTGCGGCAACCTGGCCACCACGCCGCGTGAACACTTCCAGATTGATCACAAGGACATGGCGCAGGCGGAAGATCAGGGTGAGGTACTGGCGATCATCCACAGTCATCCCGACAAGGCGCCGGCGCCAAGCATGGCCGACCGCGTCAGTTGCGAGTTGCACGAATTGCCCTGGGGCATTGTCGGCTGGCCCGGCGGTGACTTCGAGTGGTTCAAGCCTTCGGGCTTTCAGGCGCCGCTGCTGGGCCGCGACTTCTCCCATGGCCTGCTGGACTGCTGGGCGGCGTGCCGCGACTGGTACGACCGCGAGGCTGGGTTGCAGCTGCCGAACTTCGAGCGCACCGATCTCTGGTGGGAGCAGAAAGACGGTCCGAGCCTCTACGAAGAAAACTTCGCGGCCACTGGTTTCTACCAGGTCAACGAGGCGAAGCGTGGCGACATGCTGGTGTTGCAGATCCCGACGCCAGGCCGGGAGTGCTATTTCCCGAATCATGCCGTGATCTATTTGGGCGATGAGCCTGCGCTTACCAGTGAGCCAGCGCCGAAGCTTGGAGGGTCTGGCCCGTTCATTTACCACCACATGCCAGGACGCCTGGCGGCCCGTGAAATATACGGTTGGTCGATGGCCAATCGCGTGAAGCTGATCCTCCGGCACAAGGACTACCGCCCATGACCATGCGCACCATCAAGCTCGGCGGCGTGCTGGGCAAGAAGTTTGGCAAACAGTACACCCTGGACGTGCACAGTTTTCGCGATGCCATGGCCGCGCTGTGCATGATGAAGCCAGGCTTCGAGAAGTACCTGCGCACCGCCGAAGAGCGCGGCCTTGTATTCGCTGTGTTCGTTGATGAGCGGAATCTTGGCGAGCAGGAGCTTGACCTGGTGGGCCGGTGCGAAGGCGATATCCGCATTCAGCCGATCATCCAGGGCAGTAAGCAGGCGGGCATGTTCCAGACGCTTCTCGGCGTGGTTTTGATCGTGGCTGGCCTGTTCACCGGCGGCACCACCTCCACGCTGGGAATGGGCCTTCTCGCCGCCGGCGCTGCTGTTGGCCTGGGCGGCGTGGTGCAAATGCTGTCACCGACCACCAAGGCCAGCGCCGAGGGCAAGAACGACGACGGTAACAACCCGAGCTACGGCTTCGGCGGCGCGGTCACGACCATCGCCCAGGGCAACCCTTACCCGCTGCTGTACGGCGAGCGAGAGGTTGGTGGCGCTGTCGAGTCGGGCGGGATCTACACCCAAGACAACAACTGATTCAACCAATACAACCAACCCGCTTCGGCGGGTTTTTGCATTCTGGAGGGCGCATGAGCGCATTAGCAAAGAAGGCGCTCGGCGCAGCACCTCGCAAGCGTAGTCCAGTGATCGGCAGCAAAGGTGGCGAGGCGAAACAGAAGCAGCCCAGCATCGCGTCCAACAGCGTGCCCTCGATCTCTACGGCGCGAATCACCTATCTGTGGAGTTGGGGTCCCATCGTTGGCCCGGTTGATGGTTTGCGTTCGGTCAAGCTGAACGGTACGGCAGTCCAAGCACCCGACGGCACGATCAATTACCCCAGCGCCAAGTGGCAGTTCCGCAATGGCGAACTGAATCAGGAGCGCCTGGAGGGCATACAGGAATCAAGCAACGAGATCGACGTTAAGAAAGAGTTGGTCTTCGGCACGCCGTGGCTGCACACCATCACCAACTCGATGATCGATGCTGTGCGCATCCGCCTGAGCTGGCCAACGCTTCGCAGCCAGGACGCCTCCGGCAACATCAATGGCGTGCGCATCGATTACGCCGTGGACATCTCCACCGACAACGGACCTTACGTAGAGGTGCTGCTATCAACGGTTGATCGCAAGAACATCACGGAGTATGAGCGCGCGCACCGCCTTGAGTTGCCTGCTGGCAACCGGTGGACAATTCGTGTGCGTCGCCTTACCCCGAATGCCAACTCCGACTTGGTCGTTGACCAGATGATCGTTAAGGCAATCGCCGAGGTAGTCGATAGCGATCAGGAATACCCACTCACAGCTGTAAGTTGCCTCGAGTATGACGCGCAGACGTTCGGCGGTGATATCGCCAAGATCGCCGTGCTGATGCGCGGGCGCATCATTCGAGTACCGACCAACTACGACCCGGCCACGCGCACCTACGCAACATCGGGTACCGGCACAAGCAACGGTATTTGGGATGGCACCTTCAAAGAGGCCTACACCAATAACCCGGCCTGGATCTTCTACGACCTGGTGCTGCACCCGTACTACGGACTCGGCGACCGTATCGATGCCACTATGGTTGATCGGTGGTCGCTGTATCGCATTGCACAGTACTGTGACCAGATGGTGCCGGACGGGAAGGGCGGCCAGGAGCCGCGATTTACCTGCAACCTGTACTTTCAGAAGCAGGCCGAGGCCTACGCCGTTCTTCAGGACCTGGCTTCTATTTTCCATGGACTGGCTTATTGGGACGGTAGTCAGATCGTCGTCAACGCCGATATGCCTGGTGATCCGGTCTACACCTACAACCAAACGCAGATCCTGAACAACGGCGCCATCAAGTACGAAGGCACCCGCGCGCGTGATCGCCACACCCTTTACATGGTGTCGTGGGATAACCCGGACCAGGGCTTCGAGACCGACAAGGAGCCGGTTTTTGATGATGAGGCCATGGTCGAGTTGGGTGGCATCGTCCGCGATACCACCGTTGGCGCGATCGGCTGTACCTCTCTCGGCCAGGCGCAGCGCGCCGGGCAGTGGGCGGCACTCACGGAGAAGCTGCAGACACAGGGCGGAGTTTTTCGCGTGGGCCTGGATGGTGACATCCCGAAGCCTGGCCAGGTCATTGCTGTGGCCGATCCTATGCTGGTTGGCCGAAACAATGGTGGACGGATAGCGGCAGCCGCGGGTCGAGTCGTTACGCTTGATCGCGACACCGTTGTGCCGGTCGGCGCTCGGCTGATGGTCAACCTTCCCAGCGGCAAGTCCGAGGGGCGGGTGGTGAAGTCAGTTGTCGGCCGCAACGTCACGCTGATGGCCGATTACAGCGAGCAACCCCAGGCAGAGTGCGGCTGGATCCTCGACTATGAGGACCTGAAACTGATGCAGTTTTACGTCCGCAACGTCACGCGTCCAGAGTGGCACCAGTTCCAGCTTGAGGTGATCCAGCACGACCCGAGCAAGTTCCCCGCTATCGACGGCGGGGCGGTGGTGGATACTCGGCCGATCACAGGCATTCCAGTGGGAAGCCAGGACGCACCCGCACGCGTCATGCTCAGCCAGAACGTCGTGATTGAGCAGGGCATTGCCGTGACGGTCATGTCGATCGCGTGGGATGCGGCGCCCGGGGCTGTGGCTTATGACGTCGAGTGGAAATGGGGCGCGCGCGAATGGATCACTGTACCGCGCACCACAGAGCAAATGGTCGACGTACGAGGGATCTACTCCGGCCAGTACATGGCCAGAGTTCGAGCGGTCAGTGCGCTTAACGTTTCCTCGATACCTACCACGTCGGCGCTGACCAACCTGGAAGGGAAGGTAGGCCTGCCGCCGGCGGTGTCGTTCCTGACCACCACCAGCCAGGTCTACGGCATCGGCATCCAATGGGGATTCCCGCCGGGCGCTGAGGACACTCAGCGGACTGAGCTCTGGTACAGCCAGTCGCCTGACCTTGGCACCGCGATCAAGCTGAGCGACTTCAGCTACCCGCAGGCCAAACACGAAATGCAGAACATCTTGGCGGGTGCAAGCCTCTATTTCTGGGCGCGCCTGGTGGATCGCACCGGCAACGTCGGTCCGTTCTACCCGATCCCCGGCGCAGAGAATGGCCGGGCCAGTTCCGACCAGACCGAATACGACAAGTACTTCGCCGAGAAGATCGGTAAGGGGGCGCTGTTCCAGAGCTTGAGGGAAGAGATCGAGTTGATCACTGGCGATGGCCCCGGCTCGGTGAATGAGCGCCTTGAGGAGGCCAAGAAGGAGTTTAACGATCTCATTAACGAAATCGTTGACGCTCTGGAGTATGACCCGGCCAAGACCTACACCAAGGGCGATATGGTCCGTGTTGGACAACATCTGTTCCAGGCGACTAAAGCGGTACCGGTCAATACCACTCCGCCGAACGCCAGCTACTGGTTCGACATGGGCACCATCGCCGAAACCAACGAAGCAATGGCCCTGGAGATCAGCAAGAACAAGTCGGCCATTGATAACGTGGACGGGAAGGTCACAGCCACTGCTGAAAAGCTGGACGGCGTTTACGCGACGATCAAGGCAGATTCGGCAGGGGACGAGGCGGGCAGTGCAGGGGACACCACTACATCCGTCGGTGCCTGGTCGCTGATGTCTGTGATTGCTGATCGGGGCTTTGCACAATCGCAACGGACAGACGGCCTAGAGGCAAAGGTAGGTCAGAACTCGGCGAGCATCATCGACGTGGCCAGGGCTTCGGCGAACGCCACTGAAGCTGTTGCATCCAGAGTTACGGCGATGGACGCCAAGGTCGACAGTAATGCTGCGGCTTTCAAGCATGAAACAACCGTCCTGGCCGATGCTGATAAAGCACTGGGTGAAAAGATAGAGACGGTACGTGCTACAGCGGGCGCCAATGCCTCTGCAATTCAGGACACGAACAGGGTCATGGCTGATGCGGATAAAGCCCTGGGCGAGCAGATTAGAACTGTCCGTGCCACTTCGGGCGAAAACACGGCTGCAATTCAGGAGACCAATAAGGTTGTCGCCGCAACCGGTGACAAGGTGTCGGCAATGGTCACTCTCAAGGCTCAGACCGTCGTTGGTGGTAAGACGGTAACTTCCGGGTTTGCGTTTGGATCGGATGGAGAGCAGTCGGAGTTCCTCATATTCGCGCAGCGATTCGCGGTGGTCGATGAGGTAAGTGGTCAGTTGGTGCCGATGTTCGTGGTACAGAACAATCAGGTGTTCATCAATCAAGCGATCATCAACAAAGCATTTATTCAGGAGATTATCCTGGGTATGACGTTGCGCTCTGAATCCGTCGACTCAAAAGGTCGCCCGCTGCTGGAAATCAATGTCAAGGCGGGGACATTCACGCTGCGCAGTTCTGGAGCTGGCGGGTCATCACTTCTCAATAACGACGGTCTGTCTGTATTCGACGCTGGCGGCGTTAAGAGGACTATGGTCGGGAGGCTTTCATAATGGACGAATACGGGCTTTGGACATGGGGGGCGGCGGGAGAATCGCAACTCTCCCCAACCGCATTTACTATGAGGGTGGCATACACTGCTGACATAAACCCAAGCACCTACCCAGCTGGAAAATACTTTGATATTTCTATTGAGGGGGTTAACTCGAGTAACTCCGCTGCTTTTTGTATCCCGAATAAATCAATAGATAGAAACTCTGATAAGCAACTTGAGCCAGAAGTTATAAATGGCGGCGTCAGAGTGTGGCGTACTATACGGGGCGATCCATATGGCACATCTTCATATTCTATTACTGGAATGCGATTGGTCGTGGTGAGATTTAAATAAGATGACAGATTCGTATGGGTTGATGTTTCAAAATGCTGATGATAATCGGGTGATTCTAGACTCTGAATTTGTACGGTTATCTATTCTGTACTCTGGAACCTATGCGCCTAACGGTGCGAACGGTACAGCTCAAGTCTATTTTCCTAGTCCAATAACGACACAAGAACAGCCGTTTGTTTTCATAAGGCCAGATCCGGCTAATGGTCCGATTAGCATGCTTCCAGCCCTGTTTGGCTCCCCCGGAAATTGGACTGGTTTTGGTGTTGGTAAGTACAGTTTGTATAATATAAATCCTGCTGGAAAGTGGTACGTTGCTGGATTCGGTGCGAAGCCTATAAGCGAATATGGCTTAAGGCTCTCTTCATCCTCAGGGGTGACATTGTTTGATAGTGGTACACCAAGTGCTCTTTTTGTAAGAAGTACTAATACTTGGACCTATACTGGCTGGGACTATGACGCTCAAGGAGTTACTCGGTGTTATTTTAAGGCGTCATTTGTTTTGGGTGGCGGCGAATATGTATTAATAAATAACCTCGAGATGCCTCTTTGCGGTTCGGAATTTCGACCAAGGCAGCTATATTTTGTTTGGGATTATCCAAATAATCAAATTATTGCAATTACGTTAGGGGTAGGGAATACAACGTATTTAGGTATTCCCTTAATGATTGGCAAAATGGTTATGTGATATTAATTAGGGGTTATTAAATGGCAAGACAAGAGATCATCCTGGGCGCAGCACCAAATGGCTTTGGTGGTGATCCTCCGCGCACAGCGAGCATGAAGATTAATGCCATGACCCAGGAGCTCTACCAGGGCTTTGACATCACAAACAAAACTGGCTGGGGTAAGAGTGACGCCGTCCGTTTACCAGACGGCACCAACATGAACAACCTGCCGTACATCAACGCTATCTACACGCTCACTGGTACCAACAACACCAACGTGCCCGAAGGCACGCAGAACGGCCATATCATGGTTCAGTGCGCAGACATCTTTGTCCGGCAGACATTCCGGCAGATGGGGGCCAACGTGACGTGGGAGCGTGGCGGTCAACAGGGCGGCGGATGGTCAGTATGGGCGAGAGTGGCGCAAGTCGGCGGAAACATGGGCAACGGGATTGCAGGGGCTAACCTGTATAACGGCAACGTAGACGTACTATTTGCTGCCGCTCCCGTCGGATTCTCAACGTATCAGCTTGGCCCGCAAGCGACAGGTGTAAACCCTCCGGGGTTTACCGGGTCGGACGCATTCAATGGTTCGGTACTTGAGATAACAAAGTGGAGCAGCGACTGGGGATATCAGAAACTTTCCGGCGGCACAGGTGGCACAGGCGGATCGCAAGGCGGCATATTCGCAAGAACCATTACGGGCGGATCTTATTCTGGATGGCTACTTCAACTGAACATCCTGAACATGCTTAACCCGGTCGACAACTCAAACGGGCGAGTCGGCGCAATGGATGACCGAAGCATTGGCAGCTGGAGAGTAAGCCGATTTGCAAATGGGTTGATGGTTATGTCTTCGTCACTTGCAAACAAAACTGTAGGCTCCAATCAGGCGGCTGACTATAGCTTTACAACTCCGGTTGCTACGCCGGATTGGGGTAAGACCTTGATAAATGTTCACGTTTCACCAACGTCCTCAGGTGATCATTACGGGGTCATCTCAGCGCTAATGACATCGCCTACAGTTGGTCAATTCACTATTCGCAATGGCGCAACATCTCAGGAATTCTGGGCAATCCGGATTGCTGTAACGGGGTACTGGAAGTAATGAAAATCACACTGTACCAAGTGCTATCTGACGAAAAGATCGAAGCATCAGTGAACGGTGACGTGATCACCATCAATGGTGGGGCTGTCGACCTATCGGTTATCCCTGACGGATACAAGTTACCGGCCAGCGCTGCGAATAATCCATGGTTCGTCAATGGCGACTACATCCAACGAGTCAATGGTGTGTTCGAGTTCTCGTTAAGGTTCCCAGTCAAGTGGGACAGTCCAGACGAAGTGCGCGCTCCTGACACGCCCATTATCCTTGACGTAAAGAGCGGCAAGGTTCGATTTCCTGACGTGGAGCCACTGACGAATGATTAACATCGACAAGTTGGAGCCGATCCAGAAGCCGTATGACCAATGGCACCAAGAAGCATATGACCAATGCATTCAGTACCTGAGCTCCACCGACTGGCAGGTGATCGCCAAGTACGAGCGCAAGCGACCGATCCCTGACGAAGTCCAGGCAAAGCGCAAGGCCGCTCTCGACGTTGTGACCGCTGAGCCTGTTGCCCTGACCTGATCGCAACCCGAACACCAATGCCCGCCATGAGCGGGTTTTTTTTCGCCTGGAGAAAAGCATGCCGATCAACGAGCAGCAGCTGTTACAGATCCTCCCGAACGCCGGCCGCCAAGCCGGCGTTTTTGTTCCTGTACTGAATACGGCCATGGCCAAGTACGGAATCGTCACGCGATTGCGCATGGCCGCCTTCATCGCCCAGGTCGGGCATGAGTCCGGCCAGCTGCGCTACGTGCGCGAGATCTGGGGGCCAACCTCGCAGCAACTCGGCTATGAAGGCCGTGCTGACCTGGGCAACACCGTTAAGGGTGATGGCTCCAAGTTCCGTGGCCGTGGACTGATCCAGATTACCGGCCGGGCAAACTATGCCGCGTGCGGCGAGGCGCTTGGTCTGGACCTGATCAGCAAGCCCGAACTGTTGGAGCTTCCGCAATGGGCGGCCGCGTCGGCGGCTTGGTTCTGGAAGAGCAATGGGCTGAACACCCTTGCTGATAATGGCGAGTTCGTGAAGATCACCAGGCGCATCAACGGCGGGCTCATCGGCCAGGCTGATCGACAGGCGCTTTACGACAGGGCGCTGAAGGTGCTGGCATGACGCTGGTGCAGAAGCTGGCTGGGCTTGTGTTGCTGGTCCTGGCGCTAATGGCCAGTGCCGCCGGCGCTACCTGGCTTGCTCAAGATTGGCGCTTCGGTAAGAAGCTGGCGGTATTGGGCGAGGCCCAGGCGCTTGCCATCAGTGAAGCTGGGCGCGTGGCCCGAGAAGAAGAACAGCGCCGGCAGTCGGCGGTGAATAAGGAAGCAAGCGATGCGCGAGAACAAAACAAAGCTGCAGCTGTTGATGCTGGCACTGCCGATGCTGCTGGTGACCGCCTGCACATCGACGCCGGTAATTTCGCCGCCTCTGCCTGCGGCGATCCCGGAGTTGCCCAGCGAGGCGCGTCAGCCACCCGCGCCGCCATGGTGCTCTCCGACCTGCTCCAGCGGGCTGACAAAAGAGCGGGAGAACTGGCGGCGGCTTATGACCGCGCCCGAATAGCTGGCCTGACTTGCGAGCGGAGCTACCAATCTGTCAGGGCTGTGGCCCCCTGAGCACGCTCAGCTCCAGCAATAGGCGCTGATTCTCCCTGAGCAGGTGATCCCGCTGGCCAGCAACCGAATCGAGCGCCCGGACCTTGCCGCCCAAGTCCCAGGTTTCATGATTCAGTCGAGCGATGTTGTCGAGTGCCTTCTTGAGTTCGACCTCGGCCGAGGCCTTGACGGTGGACAACAGGTCGCACATCTGCACCAGCCCGGCAATGTTGCGGCGCGCCTCGGTGAGCCGCTTCTGGGTCGCGATCAACTCGTCCTCGAGCAGGGCGCACTGGTGTTGGTACATTTCCAGGGGCGTAGGGCATCCAAGCCACTCGCAGGTGTCTTTGTCGAGCTTCATGGTGGGCAAACTCAAATACTGTATTTACATACAGTAATCGAGGCATTGCAGTTTTGGGAGTGGTGTTCGTCGGCAGGACGCCGTTGAGGGTGTTTTTCTGTCTAATACTACCTTGCTCTAATCCGGTTTCATTGGCCTTAAAGCCAACAGAATTGAGCTTGGGTTTTAGACAGGTTGAGTAGGAAAGCCCCGCACCATAAGGCCCACGGCCAGATCAAGCCCATACTGCTGCATCATCGGGGTGTGGGAGGACAGATCGGAGGTGTTTTTACTCATCAGATAGTTAGCAAATTCGTTAAAAGTGATGGGGCAAAGGGCACGCTTGGTCCAGTGTCGATCAGTTGCGGAGCGCGTACTTTCCAACGACGCAGGCCGAATGTGGGAGCTGTCGAGCCTTAGCGAGGCTGCGAAGGGATCGCCGCGCTGTACCTGCAGGCCGCAGCCCGCGCATCGCTGAAGTTCTAAAGCTCAACATCGTGCCCAATCGTAGTCGCTTAACTGATCGGCATTGGGCGCTTGGCCCAGCATTTGTTGCGATGGGCGCAAGGTTAACACGTGAAGTCGGCCCTTCGCAGGTCGCAAACGGCCAGGTAAAACACAAAAAGGGCAGCGCCTTTATATAAGCGCCGCCCTTTTTTACTGTCGCCCGATTTACTGAAGGTTGCCGGGCGAATCCAACACCTTCACCACATCATCAACCACCGCCTTGACCATCTCCTGCAAGTAATGCGACGCCCAGGCGTAACGGTCCGTCTCCTTGGTCATCGCTGCATCTTCGGCGAGTTGCTTGGCGACGTGGAGGAGGTCGGAGGCGTGGTACAGGGCTTCATGCAGGGAGACACCGCTGTTGACGCGGAATAGCGGTTGGTCGGAGTGGAAAGAGAAGGGGGTGACGCCGAGGGTGGTTAACGCAGACGGATTTGTAGCGGTCATCGGTAAAACTCCCATAGTCGGTTGAGAGCTACCACGTTCGTTGTTGAACGAATGCGTGGCGCTTTTGGCGCCTGCATCTAAACGGGTTATCAGGCCCGGTCGCTGAATTTGCAGCGACCGGGGGAGGTTAGCGTGATGGTGAGGTGGGTGCAACTGGGAAAAAGGGGGAATCTCTTGACTTTGCTTCGCCAGTTGCCGGCGGACCCATGCGGGAGGATACGCCCCGGAAATTAACACCTAAAGATGTGAGGGCAGGATTGATCGCTTGGTCAATGGTTTAAGGTGAACGCAGCTTTCGGCCGTTAGCTGCCGTTGAAAAATAGCTGCTTTCGGCCAAAAGCTGTCAGCTGCAGGAAGGGGCTGCAGCCACCTCATTACCTCAACTCATTCATCCTGTAGAAGCTTCAAGGCACGATCAAAGTCGAAGAGTTCCACCTGCGCCGCGACCATTGCCAGACGTTCTGCCAACGCCCGATCAAGTGGCATGTTGCGCAGTTCTGCAAGCGCGTCCAGCGCCGCCGTGTCACCTTCGTCCAAAAGACCCATGAGCCTGTTCAGTTGCTCGCTGAATGCCAAGTCATCCAGCAGGTCATCCTCTTTGGCGACCAGTGCGTCTATGTTGAGGTCGGCAAGAGCCGCCAGGGTCGGGAGCAAGCAAAGCTCGACCTGTGTCGCTAGCGCTTGCAGCATCGCAGCCGGCTCGCGGTCCTGGCAGGCCTGTTCCAGCAAAGCGCAGGCCTGCGCCACTGCCTTGGCGCCGATGTTGCCAGAGGAGCCGCGCAAACTGTGCGCCAGCCGTCCGGCGGCGCCAGCATCCGGATCGACCCGTGCGGCCTGGAATTGCTCGGCAAAGCCTTTCTGAGTGTCGCGAAACTTGCAGAGCAAGCGTAAGTAGAGATCACGACGGCCCATGCAAGTGGTGAGGCCGGCATCCATATCAATGCCTTCGAGACGATCGGGCAGTCCATCTACCTGGCCTGCATTCAGCGATGCTTGGACCAGCCGTGGCTTGATCCATTTCGCCAGGGTGGCGAACATGGCCTGGACATCGAGTGGCTTGGAGATGTGGTCGTTCATGCCACTGCTCAGCGCTTTCTCGCGGTCACCGTCCATGGCGTTGGCGGTCATGGCGATCACCGGCAAGGCGTCGAAGCGCGGCTGCTGGCGAATCCGCCGGGTGGCGGAGTAGCCGTCCAGTACTGGCATCTGGCAATCCATCAGCACGCCATCGAAGTTAGTATCCTCGGCGAGGATGTCCAGGGCCTCTTGGCCGTGCCAGGCCAACCGCAGGCTGATTCCGACACTCTCCAGCAGTTCGCAAGCCAGCTCTTGATTGAGCTCGTTGTCTTCCACCAGCAGCAGCCGCGCACCATTCAGGCTGGCGAGGGTACTGGCATTGTGTTGGGAGCGCTCTCCGGCCCGGGTGTCGCCCTGCAGCCCTTTGCCCAGCACCCCACCAATGGCTTCGAGCAGAGAGGACGGTGTGACCGGTTTGGTCAGCACCACCGGCAGGCGGATGCCCTGGCGCTCGGCTTCCTCGCGCGCCTCTTCGCGGCCAAACGCGGTGACCATGATGACCGATGGCGTATGCATCAGGCTGGCAGAATGCATTCTGCTCACGGCTTCCATGCCATCCATGCCGGGCATCCGCCAGTCCATCAAGACCAAATCGTAAGGCAGCGCCTTTTGCTCGGCGTCGGCCAACATGCGCAGCGCCAGACTGCCGCCCTGCGCGACATCCACTTCCAGGCCAAAACTGCGCGCCATGCCCGAGAGGATTTCACGGGCACTGGCGTTGTCATCCACGACCAACACGCGCATGCCCAACAGCTCGTCAGCCTTGAACATACAACGCGGCTGAACGTCTTGCTGCACGCCGAGCTGTACCTGGAAGTGGAACGTGGAGCCAACTCCCGGCTCGCTCTCGACCCAGATCCGGCCGGCCATCAGCTCCACCAGCTTCTTGGAGATAGACAATCCCAAACCGGTGCCGCCGTATTTGCGGGTGATCGAAGTGTCCGCCTGACTGAACGACTGGAACATACGTGAACACTGTTCGACGGTCATGCCGATGCCGGTGTCGCGCACCCAGAAATGTAGCTGGACGCTATCCGTGTGCGTGCTGATTTCCTCCACACCGACGACGATGTCGCCGTACTCGGTGAACTTGGTCGCGTTGTTGCCGAGGTTGATCAGCACCTGCCCCAGCCGCAGGGGATCGCCGAGCAGGGCCGTGGGTAAGTCGGGCGGGATCTGGAACAGCAATTCCAGGCCCTTGTCCTCGGTCTTCAGGCCAATCATGGCGGCGAAGCTGTCGAGCACGTCTTCCAGGCGGAAAGGCACCTGTTCGAGGCTCATCCGGCCGGCCTCGATCTTGGAGAAGTCGAGGATGTCGTTGATGATCCCCAGCAGGTTCTCCGCCGAACGGTGCACCTTTTCTATGTAGTTGCGCTGGCGATTGTCCAGTTCGGTCCGCAGCGCCAGGTGGCTCATGCCGATGATTGCGTTCATTGGCGTGCGGATCTCATGGCTCATGTTGGCGAGAAACTCGCTCTTGGCCTGAGTGGCTTCTTCGGCCGTCGCCCTGGCCTCTGCCAATGCCGTCACGTCGATGTTGATGCCGGTTGCGCGCAATGGCTTGCCGTCCGCTGTGCGTGAGAACCGGTTGAGCGAGCGAAACGTGCGCACCTGCCCATCGTTTTTGCGCACGATGCGAAAGTCGAATTCGACGCGATCATCATCACTCTGAACGGCACTCTCAAACGTACTGCTGACCCGCGCCACATCTTCTGGATGCACCAGCGCCTGCCAGTGCGCCAACGTGCCGCCAAATCCGCCGGGCTCCAGCCCGAACAGGGTTTCGAGCTGGGGTGTCCAGTAGTTTGTGCCGCTGACCAGATCAACGTCGAACAAACCGATGTCACCGGACTCTTGCGCCAGGTTCAGGCGATCGCTGGCGGTACGCAGCCGGGCTTCCATCGCCCGGCGATCACTGACGTCGCGCACCGAGGCGCAGACGCAGACACCCCGACCCTCCAGACGCGGCAGATGGGATAGGCCGATTTCCACGGAGAACAGACTGCCGTCCTTCCGCACCCCGCTCAGATCATCCAGATCGCCGCCCATCTTCCGGGTTCCGCCGCTGGCAATGAAACCGTCGCGCAACCGGACATGCCGTTCGCGGGCAGGCTGCGGCACCAGACGCTCGATGCTGGCGCCAATCAACTCTCCAGGTGCATAACCAAACAGGCTGTCCATTTGCGGATTGGTCATCAGGATGTTGCCGTCGGCCCCCAGCACCAGCATGCCGTCCGGCGCCGCCTCGATGATGCCGCGATACCACGCTTCGGTGGCGCGCAGTGCCGCCTGCTGGGTCTCCAACTCACTGGCCTGGTGTTCCAGCAACAAGGTTTGCGCGCCCATTTCGTCCGCCTGACGACGGGTTTCCTGCAGCAGCGCCTTGGCCGCCTCGCTGCGCTCCATGATGGCCATGGCCCCGGCCAGCCTCGGCAGGACTTCTTGCAAAAGCAACGCTTCGTTTTCCTCCGGCGGCCGGAACCCAGCCATTTCCACAACCCCGAGCAGGCGCTCGCCACGCAGCACCGGTTGCACCATCAGATGGCTGGCAGCAGCTGCGCCCAACTGCGCGCGCACATGCCAGAACGATTCGGGCAGATCCTCAAGCAGACGGGGTTGGCGATCCAGTGCGCACTGGCCAAGCAGCCCTTCACCGAGTTCAAGCTCAGTGGGCAGAGGGTGCGCACTGTCCAGCGCGTAACCGCCGACTAATTGCAGGCGTGACTCGCCTTCATATAGCACGTAAAGCGCCCCCTGGCACATGCCCAACCGGGGCCCGATGCGACTGAAAAAAGCCTGGGCCAATTGTTGCGGCGTCTCGGCCTGCTGCAGATCCACTTGAAGCAGCGAGGCGTGCGTTTTCACCCAGCGCTGGCGTTCAAGCTGACAAGCCTCCACCTGCAGTGTGGCAATGGCCCGCGCCAGATCGCCGGTTTCGTTGCGTAGATCGGTGTGGGGGATCTGACCGTCCAGCTTGCCGGACGCCAACTCGTCCACCGCCACGCGAACGCGGTTGAGCGGCACGCGAATGGAATAGCTGACGAGCCAGGTCAATAGCAAGGCCAGCGTCGAACCACCCAGCAGCAAGACATAGGTGATCGTGCTGCTGCGCCGGGCGTACTCAGCGAGGTTCTTCGCCGTGTCGTGGATGTCGGCTTCCTTGTTTTTCTCTATCTGGGTGAGCAGCCCGTCGCTGTCCTGTTCCAGAGCGAGAAAGTCCTTGCTGTTGAGCAACGTCAACGCCTGACCCAGAGAGCCTTTGCCGGCCAGTTCCAGTGCGTCGTCGCCGTCTTTTTGCAGGCGCCGCAGGACCACTTCGAATTCCAGCAAACTGTTGATACTGCTCTGGCGCCGCAGCGTCGGCCGTACTTGCTCGAGGGCTTCGTGGAGGCGCTCCTGAGTGGCCTCCATTTGCGCTCTGGCGCTGATGCGGATGTCGGCGTTATTGGTCGCGATTGCCCGTTGCATGGCCAGCAACAGATGCGGCAGCTGCACCCGAACCTCCTGCACATGCTGGATACCCACCAGATCCTGTTGGTACAGCTGCTGCATTTCATGCCTGAGCGAATACTGGGTGCGCAGGCTTTGCACGCCGAGTATCAGGATCAATGTCATCAACGCAGCGAAGCCGATAATCAATTTGTTGCGCAGGGACAGGCGCTCGAGCAGCTCGAACAGTCTGTTCATAAATGGCCTCGTTCAACTGGAGTGCAGGGTGGCGCAAAGGGCTCAGGGATGGTCAGCTATCGGCTCATGCAAGGCCAACTGCCTGGCCATGTCCTGGTCACTGTCGGCGAAGCGCGCGGCAATCTCCCGGAACTGCTCCGCATTGGCGAGAAACGCGTCGCAGATGTCGGGGTCGAAATGCGAACCGCGGCCTTCGCGGATGATGTGCACCGCCTGCTCATGGGACATGCCGGGCTTGTACACGCGGCGGCTGATCAACGCGTCGTAGACATCTGCCACGGCCATCAACCGGGCGCTGATCGGGATGTCGTCGGTGGCCACGCCTTGCGGGTAACCACTGCCATCCCATTTTTCTTGATGGCCGTAGGCAATTTCCTTGGCAAGATGAAGAAAATCGACGTCTATGCCCAACTGATCCTCGGCGTGCTGGATGGCATCGCGTCCCAATGTGGTGTGGGTTTTCATGATCTCGAACTCTTCCGGGGTGAGCCGTCCCGGCTTGAGCAGGATGCGATCGGGGATGCCGATCTTGCCGATATCGTGCAGCGGCGCCGATTTGAAAAGTAGTTTGATGGTGTCCTCGTCGAGGAAGTGACGGAAGCGCGGGTGATTGCGCAACAGTTCAGCCAGCCGTTTCACATAGTGCTGGGTACGACGAATGTGGTTGCCGGTTTCGTTGTCGCGGGTTTCCGCCAGCGAGGCCATGGCGTGGATCGTGACATCCTGTATCGCGATCACCTCACGGGTGCGGCGTTGCACTTCCTGCTCGAGAAATTCGTTCTGATTACGCAGGAAATCGGCAACGGCCTTGAGCTTGATTTGCGTCTCGACCCTGGCCATGAGCACCTGGGGTATGATCGGCTTGGTGATGTAGTCCGCAGCGCCAAGGCTCAACCCTCTAATTTCGTCCTCTGTGGCCGTCATCGACGTCAGTAACATGATCGGTATGTGGCGAGTGCGAGCGTCAAGCTTGAGCTGCTCGGCAACGTCATAACCGGACAGACCCGGCATCATGATGTCTAGCAGGATCAGGTCGGGAAGGGGGCCAGCCTGCAGAAGGCGCAAGGCTTTCTCGCCGCTATTGGCCGCCTTGACCCGATATTTATCCTTGAGCAACTCGGCAATAAGCATCAGGTTGTCGGGTGTGTCATCGACCACCAAAACGGTTGCCGATGGATAAACGCCCTGCAGGCTGTCCATGGATGTTGGCTCCCTTGCCAGACAATTAATGAACGGGCGGAGTTACGCCATTCTTGCTGGCAAGCGTAGCTAGAAAAACCGTAATCGCTAGTTGAAATTCGGTAGGTTGGCTTGATGAAGCAATGAATAGAATGTCTCTAATTGGCCGATAGCAGCCTCTCTGACTTTGAAATTGACGAGTGCCCAGACCCCTATTGCTTACCGACGTGTCGGTTAACACTTTCTGCCATTGCATAAAATATGCAATTTAGCATTTGCCAACCCCCAAAACTCCCGGCACTATCGCCGTTATGCAAAAACGCAACGTTTCAACCGTCTTAAGAGAGCTGCTGGACCGCGACCGGATCTCCCCCACGGAGCTTCACCGGCGTACCGGCGTGCCTCAATCCACACTCTCGCGGATCCTCAGCGGCAAGATCGTTGATCCGTCGGACAAGCACATCTCGCGCATCGCCGAGTACTTCCGCGTCAGCACCGACCACTTGCGCGGGCGCGCGGCGATGGGTGCTGGGCGCGATGACGGGCGCGACCCGATGCATTCGGAACTCAAGGACATAAGCCTGTGGGACGACGACACGCCCGTTAATGATGACGAGGTGTCGATCCCCTTTTTGCGCGAGGTTGAATTGGCTGCTGGATCAGGAAGATTCGTCATCGAGGAAAGCGAGAAGGCCAGCCTGCGGTTCGGCAAGCGCAGCCTTCGCCACAACGGTGTGCAGTTCGACCAGGCCAAATGCGTGACAGTGCGCGGCAACAGTATGTTGCCGGTGCTGCGCGACGGCGCGACGGTTGGGGTGAATGCGGGCAAGAGCGGCATTGGCGACATCGTCGATGGCGACTTGTATGCCATCAATCACAATGGCCAGTTACGGGTGAAACAGCTCTACCGCCTGCCTTCCGGGATTCGCCTGCGCAGTTTCAATCGCGATGAGCACCCGGACGAGGACTACAGCTTCCAGGATATCCAGGATGAGCAAATCAGCATCCTCGGCCATGTGTTCTGGTGGGGCATGTACGCCCGTTAACCTCCTTGCGTAAGACAAAGCCCGCCCATGTGCGGGCTTTTTTTCGACCGTAGAAAACCGGTAAACCCCTGGCCCATAAGGTTCGAAATGCGCTGGTGCATTCCGATAGCAAAAATAAATGCATTTGTGCATTGACTGTATATGCATACATGCATATTCTCCATCTCAAGCCAGCCAACAAGGTGGTGGAGGCGGCAAGGATGCTGCCAAGGAAAGTGACAAGGAAGGCACGCAACATCGGCAAGGACGCCATCGAAGCGATGGCAGGGATGCCAGGC